TTATTCATTAGATTTTCCTTCCTTCTTGTCCAACTCTCCGGATAGGTTGGACACTTTCCCTACGTTCAGCTTCGCAAATCCGCTGTCGGCAAGACGCGCCCGGTTGGCCTTTTTCGTGTAAACTGCGGCTTGCGTTGTGTCGGAGTGCGCCAGGTAGGAAGCGATCTCCCATTCAGACGCCCCAGCATCCGCGAGTCGGGTAGCCCCTGCTTTCCGAAGGCCGTGCAGTGAGCCGGGAACCTTGGCTTCGGCGCATCTGTCGCGGAACCAGTTTCCCAGCGATGCGACTGCATAAGGCTTGTCGCTTTTGTCCTGAGTGACGAACAACAGCCGGTCCTTAGGGACGTGGCGCAGCTCCTCTGCCAACTCAGGCAGGATCGGCATGTCAGCCGCAACGGCGGTCTTGTGCCTGCGATAGGCGATCCGGCCTGCCTTGACGTGCTGGCGACCGACACGGGCAAGGTCTTGCCGTGCCATGCCGGTATTGAGAGCCAGCAGCATCACCAACCGCGCCTTGGTGGTCGGACCGTGTCGATCGAGAAAGCGGTTAACCTCGTCGTCTGTCCAAGTGTGATAGCCGTCCGGGTTGACCTTCATCCGTTCGGCGTGGCGCGCCGGGTTGGGGCCAGTATAGCCAAGCTTCTTAGCGGCGAAATTGAACAACATCGACATGTTCTTCTTGACCGTGTTCGCGGCGGTCGGGCCGGTCTTCTTCGACATGAGGGCTTCGATGTGCCGAACTTCCAGCCGCTCGAATTGATACTTGCCGGCCTCTTTGCGCAGCCAATCCAATTCAAGCCGGATCGTCCGCTTGCGGCTGTCTGACAGGTTCTGAAAGCGCAGGCTGCGCAGGTATTGCTCGATCAGCCATGCGAGGGTGCCCGCAAGAGCGGTCGATGCGTTCGAGGATTTGGAACCGGCAAGCGCGGCCTCGTATGCCGCCAGAAATTCAGGCGAGCCGTAGGGGCCGGGGATGTTAATGCGAAAATCGCCGCGCTCAAACTTCCAATAGATGCGGCCTTTAACAACGTTCTTGCGGACGCCGGGGTATTTGTTCTTGCGGCGCGTCATTTCAACAGCTCGTCCGGATCTGGGCCAGCAGCCTGTGGCGCTGCACCTTCGGGAAACACAACAACGCGACCAGTAGCGTGATCAACCTCTACCCTGCCAATGCGCAGCCCGGCGGACAATGCGGCTTGCAATGTACGCTTGATTTCGGACTGGGACACAATTGTGCGGCGGGCTGTCATGCTTCTCTCCTCAGGCGCTTTCGCCAGACCAAACTTTCATACGCGCATCCAATCCTGCTTGAATACCGTTCAGGCTGAAACAGATCGTGGCGATCTCGGAACCTACTTGCCCTGCGAAAAACGAAGGGGGCTGGTCGGCGTGGTTTGCACTCCAGTCATCGTTGAAACCGCTCAACGGAAAGTCGATACGGGTCTCGCCATCGTCCAGCCCAGAGCGCATCGCTGCTGCAATCTGGCACGCGTACATTGCGGCAACCTTCTTGCTCAACGCGGGCTTCCGATCACCGGGCTTCAACGCGTCCTGACCGCCAGCACCATAGACGCGCAACAGGAAGGCGTAGACAAAAAGGCCGCAAAGATCCGCTTTGTCCCAAAACCGACCGATAGATGCCCGTGCTTCGGGCGCGCATTGGTAGATGCCGCTTGCGATGTCCTCATTCAAACGCTGACGGTCCAAGCCGACAACGTCGCATGCCGCAGATGTAGGCAATTTCTTCAAAGTCATTCTCTCACTCCATTGACGCGTTGTGCAATAACGACTAGCGATCGCCTGCCGTGTAAGTCAATAGCAAAATTCGCAGGCCCAGAGGCACGCAGGAAATTTACTTAGAGCGATGGACGCGGGGGCATCATGCTTTTGCCTGCTGTGACATCACGCTCGAACCAAGCTGACTGCTTGTAATCCTCGAAAATCCAGACCTGATAATCAATGTGCAACTGGGCGTATTTAGGGTTGGGAAGGTCCAACCCCATAGCCTCACGCATCCGGTATGCAGCATAGGCTTTCGTTGCGACAACGTTTGAAGGTTCCCAGCCCTGCCATCCCTCAAGCTCTCGGATCACATCGACAAGTGCACCGCTAGCAGGGCGCGCAATAGATGGCAGGGCCATAGAGACCCCCGCCACCGGCAAAGCAGCCATAAGGGTGCGACGAGACATGGCGGGGCTGTTCGCGCAAACGCGTTCTTTGGTCATTGTCAGGATCTCCAAATTCCGATAGTAACAGTGTTACTATTAATGAGGTAAGGCAATGCAGTCAACAGATAGTAACAGCGTTACTACGGAAGATCTTCGTTCGATTAGTCCAATACACTGCAAAATGGCTCGTGCTGCTCTTAGTTTAGGGGTGAGAGATTTGGCAAAACTCGCATATGTTTCACCAAATACGATTTCCCGATTTGAGCGTGGCGAAGAAGTTTTCGATAGCACGATGTTTATGATCAAATCTGCACTCGAGAATGCTGGCGTCGACTTCATTTTCGAAAATGGGGGTGGTGATGGCGTACGTTTGAGAAAGAAAACAGATGTGTGATTGGATAGCGCCAGAGACCCTACCAAACTGGGCCGCCGTAATCGCAGCTGTCGCAGCACTTATTGTGGCAAGAAGGGGCAACAGTATTGCGAGCCACGCGGTCAAGTCTCAATTAAAAGCCGATATTATTCGAGTGAACGCCGCGTCTTTGGCAAGGGTCCAAGAAATCCGTAGAATAATCCTTCAAGAGCAAAGCAAGGCTGCGGGCTGGCGACTGAGTTTGAAACTTGAAAAGGAGTTGTCTGACACTCTGAAGAATCTTACGGATTTTAGTAACATGCTAAAAGACCTTGACGAACTCTCGTTTGCTGATGATCCGCTTGCCGAGGCCAAAACCTCATCCAAAATGGAAGTTCTTACTCAAGAATTTGAAGAAGCGCACAGAAATCAGTTACTGATTTCCACGCTACAAACAGCGGCAATGGAAAGAATAATGCACCTTTCCGATTTCGCGCGTAACATCGCCACTAGAGCGAACTCAGATGAGTGAATGCGCGCCGCGCCCGAGAAAGACATAGCGGGCCGCGCGCTGTCAGGGTTAATACCGGCACTCACTGACTAAACCGGATCACATGGCCGACGACTGCCAAGGGTGATCGCCTTATCTCTCCCAATCCACCATGCGCATTGCCCCGGACACGTCAGCCGGGGCGATGCCTGCGACTTTCGCTTCGGCCAGCGTCTTGATGATCGCTGATAGTGCGCGCGCACGTCCGCCAGCGTCGAAAGCTTGCAGGGGCCGGATCGTGTCGATCGCCACCTCGAACCCGAGCTTCTCCTTCGCCTCGTCTGCCAGCATTGCGGCGATGGGCTGCAGGGTCCAGATTGCGAGCTGGCGTTGCGCCTCTCGGATCACGGGGCCGGTTGCGGACCGGTTGAAGTATGACGGCAGGACGCCGTAAGCCATGCTGATGCCCTCGCGCGCAGCTGACAGGGTTTCGTCGGTCATGCTCCTGGACAGGTCCGGCGACAGCTGGTCCGGCTTCTGGCCGATGGTTGGGTTCATGCCCGCCGCCGTCGCCTGGGCAACGCCCTCGATCACCAGCGTTGACCCGCGCCGCCCTTTGAACGCACCACGCATTGTCGCCATGTCGTCGGCGCCTGTGTCGGGCAGTGGGACAATCAGGCTACCCAGCGGGGCATTTTCAAACGTCTCGGACAGTGCCGATTCCACCGCGTGCAGCATTGCCCCGGTCAGGCTGGACCTGCGCAGTGGGGCGGTGCCAATCCATGGCGTCAGATTGTCCGAGCCGATCCGCAAGTGCAGCACCTCACCGGCCAGCGCATTGACCGTGCGCCCGCCGCCTGCCTCGGGGATGGACAGGCGATAGGCGCGTGGTTTGCCGTCGCGTGTCACGACCTCCCAATCCGTCGCCGGAACAAGGCCCAGGTCGGTGATCAGATAGACGGCATCGCCTTTCAACGCGACGCCGCGGGCGATCATCGCCATGGTTTGCCTGGTCAACAAATCCGTGCCGGTCACGTCTGCCATGGCAAACCCGCCTTCCCACAGGCTGACGCAGCTTTGCACCGTTGCCGTCAGCTCGGCCACGCCGCTCCGCCCGCTGATGTAGCTGTCACGCGCCGCCATCACCTGGGCCGTGTACCCGCCTCCGCTCGAACGCGTCTCAATCGGGCGCAGCTTGTTCTTGAACCATCCGAGCATTGCTATCTCCACCGGATTGCGGCGGGGCGGTGCGTCATGCGCTTGACCACCTCGCCAATGGGTTGCCAGTTCCGGGCCTCGATCTGGGCTTGCGGATAGGCGGGTTTGGTGACGGCGCTGATCTCGATCAGATCCGCCGCTCGGATTGTGCGCAGGATTGCGTTGCCGCGTTCCTCAACCGTTTCGCCGCCTGGACGCACACGAAAGCCGGGTGACAGACCGCGCACCAGCCCGGCCGCATGAGCGGTCAGGAAGTCCCGCACATAGCTGACCTGTCCCATGTCCGCGCTGATCGTCGCATCAACGGTCAGCGCGTCGTCGCTTTCGGTCAGGGTCAGCGTACCGGCGGAACGTGACGCCAGCGGCTTGTTGAAGTCATGGCCGGACAAAAAATGCACGTCCTCGCCGCGTTCCAGCCGATCCGCAAAGGCACGGGCCGCGATCATCTCTCGACGCTCACGCCCTGCCCCAATGCGTTCAGCCAGCACGGTTTCCCGACCATACGGGAAAGTTGCCCGAAGGCGGATTTCTCCGCCCTCGGTGCGCAGCTCAAGGCCGCCGGTGTAAGCGCCCCAGAGCATTATGATGCAGCCAGTTGGAGGCCGGTCAGCAGTTGCAGCTGAACCGGACGCGCGACGGTCACGTCCATGGTCGCCAGCGCCGTGATCCGCAGCCCGCCAGACTGCGCATCGCTATAAGGGTCGCGGATCATATCGACCGCACCCCATGCCCCGATAAAGATCGGTGCAACGCCGCCCGCCGCCGTGGTCAGCAGCGCCGAGGTTGCCACCGGGGTGCCAGATGGTGCGGCAAGTGCGTTGTTGGTCATCGCGATGTTGGCCGATGGCAGGTTCTTCAGCAGACGGTCCCATTCGGAAACCGCTGTGCCGTCGATCAGAACGCCGTCCAGGTAGTCCCACAGTTCAGGCCGGATCAGGCTGCGCACCGCATCCGGCGAACCGGCGGCGTTCGAGGTCATAAACCGCGTCACCGCAGACCGGAACGCACCCCAGCTTGCCAGCGCATCAATCGGCGTCGACGTGATCCCATAGGTTGCAGCACCGGTGATAACGCCGAGCGGCTGGCCATCAGCGCCGGTGCCGAGGAACGCGGCTTGATCCATCGCAGCCCCCATCGCGCCGTTCATGTCACGCCGCACAGCCTGTTCAAGCGCCGCGCCCGACTGTTTCAGGGCCTTGCGCGTGATGCGCATCTGGACGCCCAGGTTGTGATCAGGCGACATTGCCCGGTCAGCTGTGGCGTACACGGTCGGACCGGCGACGTTACCAGTTTCTGTCGCGGCCCAACCCGCTGTGACGGCCGAGGTTGTCACCGGCCATTCAATCGCGCCCGCGTCGATGCTGATCATCTGCGCGCCCATGCGTGACGCCACGCTGTCGGGAAACAGACGGTCGATGATGGGCCGTGTCTGGATCGGCGTCGGCGTGCCACCTGCAACGGTTTCACCGGCTCGGACCTCGAGCGCCTGCCATGGGACAGGAATGCCACGGAAGCCGCCAGCACTGCGCAGCTCTGTGACAATCTCGGCAGTCTGCCCGTCCAACTCACGCCCCTCATCCAAGGCGAGTGCGACTTGGCGCAACTGGAAATTGGCAACCAGATCGGCCCATTCCTGCCCGCAACGGGTTTCCAGCTCGTTCCCCGCGTCCCGGCGTTCGGTGTCCTCGGCGATCAGCGCCGCGCGGTAGCGGGTTTCGTTGGACCGGTATTCCGTGTCCAGCTCGCCCATCTTGCGGATCTCGTCCTCGGACGGGGTTTCCTTGTTCGCCAGTTCGGCCAGGTTCTGGCGGATTTCCGACTGACGCCGGGCGATTTCAACTGATTTAAGCATCTTTGATTTCCTTTTTGCTGATGCTGATTTCATCGGGGCGCGAAAGCGCCTCGACTGCTTTCCGCCAATCTTGGCGGGCCTCTCGGGGCGGGGGATGCCCGCACTCGATCCGTGTCTTTCGGGTGTGGCAACTCGGGCAAAGCGCCTGAAGGTTGCGCGGCTCATAGGACAGCTCGGGGTGCGTCCTGACGGGCTTGATGTGATCCACCTCGAGACGCCCGCCACAGCCGCAAGAACAGCAACGATAGCGGTCACGTTCGAGGATCTCGGCGCGCAACGCCTGCCAGCGTTTGGTGCGGGTGACGCGCTTGGAATAGCGGTGATGATCGCGGCGCACGCTCATAGGTCTGCCCTCGCGGCGCACGTCAGCTCCAGCATCCGGCGGCGCTGGTCCGGAACTTCCTTGATTCCGGTGATGTTGTATTCCCGGCCTTCGCAGGTCAGCCGATCAGTCGGATTGAGGTCGGCGGTGAAGCTGCTCCAACGCACAACAAATCGCGTTGTGATCGTGGCCTGCACCTGTCCGGCGCTAAGGCGTTCCGCATCGCTGATGTCACGTTTCGAGGCGTAGACGGGTGTTCCATGGTCCTGCCATTCCTCGCTTTCGCTAAAGCCATCGTCGACCAACACCGACCGATGGAATTGCACGCGCCTGTCCAGGTTTCCGGCGTTCAAAACCATTGCATCCTCGCTTTCGTTTTGGGTTGAGCTGCGATCCGCGCGCCCTGGGCGACGGCCAGAACCGATGCCGCCGCAGCGTCGATCCGGCCATTCGAGCGGGCCTTGTCGATTTTGATGTTGTTGGAAGGGTCGCGGCGGCAGATCGTATCGGCGAAAGCAGAGCGCAGCAGCAGCGACGGCTTGGCTTTAACCAGACCGTCAAAGGCCGCGCGGCGGAAGCGCTCTGCATCCTCGCCACCGTCGCGGAAGCCTTGCCCGCGCCAGACCAAGGGCGCGCGGATACCGGCACGACTGATCGCTTCGCCCAGCTCGGCCTGCTTATAGCGGTCCATTGTGATAGCGATGACGGACTGATCCTCGACATGGCGCATGACCTCGACCAGCCAAGGTGCAACCGGCACCGTCTTGTCACCGAGGACGGACAGCTCGCCCCGGTCGTGCATCTCGACATAACGCCCAGTCACGCCGTCCGATTGCCCGCGATCTAGAAGGCTGGGCACAGACGGGAAAGTCCCCTTGCATTCCAGGCGCCCCGTTTCGGGCCAATAGAATGCCGCCGCCGTCATCGAGGCCGAACCGCCCAGGTCGATGCCGATCACAACGCCGCCCTGGCGTGGTGGCAGCGTTGAGGTTTCGCAGCCGAGCCATTCATCCAGGGTGATCAACATCTCACGGCTATCGCCGGACACGCGTTCATTGCGGTTGTAGAGCCGGAAGCTGGTCAGGCTCGATCCGCCCCGCGCGATGGCGCGCTTGGCTTGTGCTTCCAGCCATTCCAGAGAACCGCCGATGCCGTGCGGCGCGCCGGGGTTAGCGATCAGCAGGCTTTCGGCATCGTCGGCAGGCAGACCCGGCGCGGGTCGATGCTCCTGGACGTAAGTGCCGGGCGACGGATCGTCGATCCACCGGGAAAAGGGATGCGTGTCGTCGCTGGCACTGGTGCTGATCAGGAAGGCGCGGCCCTCGCGCTTGCCCAAGCCGGACAGCAGTGCATGTTCCAGCTCGTCACCGCGATCCAGCGCCCAGTGCCCGCGCTCGTCCAGGATCGCCATCGTCGGCGCGCCGCCCAGGGCCGACTTTCCGTCCGCCGCGATCACGCGCAGAATATGCCCGCCGCCGTCGCCCTCGTACTCGATCTCAAGGCGCGGGGCGCGGCGGAAAATGAAGTGCCGGCGGATCTCCATGGGCAGGCTGGCAATGAAGCCTGCCACAAAGTCCCAGATGATCCGGCCCTGGTCGCGGGTCCGCGCGGCTGCGATGATTTCGCGGCGGGGCTGTTGATCCCAAACGCCGATCAGACCGCCAAGCGCAAGCCCTGCCGTTATAGCGGATTTCCCATTGCCCCGCCCGATGCTTAGAACGGCGTTGGCGATTCCATCGGCCAATGAGCCTTCAATGAACTGGCGCTGAAAAGGCGCGAGGCGGACGGGCTTTCCGGCGTTCGGACCCTCTGGAATTTTGAGCCCATGCATGAATTGCATAGCTCGCTCTGCCGGGGCCGCGTTTTGGGCTTCCGCATCGGGCGCGAAAATTGACAACTCCCATCTACGGTCCCGTGCGTCTGCCAAAGTCGGGGCATTGGTACCTAAATCGAAGAGGTCGGGCGTTTGTTGATGCGAGCGACGCGGTGCAGGCGGAAGGATCGAGCCATCTGCCTTGCGCCATGTTCTTTCTTTCTTCGTCGCTTCGGTCATCGTGTTCACTCTCGCGTGTATCTCTTCGTTCAATCGCTGCTCTGTCTGTCCCTCTGCCAATGGAGAGGGTTCGTTGTGATGGTCAGAAAGCGGGTTACAGCGGCGGGGTTCAAAACCCGCCTCCCGCCCTGACCACCGCGATCTTGCCTGCCAACCGAGCCGGGCCGCCGCTTAGGCCAGACCTGCCTTTCCCTCGGCTCGGTCCGCTCTCCCATGTTCACCGCCGTAGAGGGTGGCAGTGGGGCCTTAGGGCTTGGAGAGACCGCACGACGCGGAATAGCTGCCCTTGTGCTGTGGCCCGTTACCCGGTAGCACTTGTGATGCGGCAGACCCGGCTAACCAGTGAACGCCATCCGCCGCATAGGCCCGCCGTCCAACCGGCGGGCTTTCTTCATCGTCTCACTCCTCGATCAAGCCCCCAATGCACGAAGGTTCGGTGCCCAGTTCGGTCACCAGTCGCCGCATGATCTGTTCCTGCTTGACGCTGGGACGCCACGACGCCCGCTTGCCGTGCTTGGCGATGGAACGGACAAAGCCCTTGAGCCATTCGTCTGTGCCGTCAGCCATCACGCGGCGCATGACCATCGGCCAGTGATAGGTCAGCAGTTCATCCAGCTCCTGCGCGGTCATACCTGCACCCCGCGATAACGGGCGGCCACACGGGCCATGTGCGGCGACGTGGTGAGGGATTTTGCGTCCATGGGCGACCGCCCGTCATAGTGCAGCGCAGCCTGATCCATGAGGGCTTGAGCAAGGTCGCGGGGGATATCCGATGCGGCCTGCCCAAACCCTGCCTGATACTCGATCATCAGCTTAGTCGGCGTCAGCCTGTAGAAGCTGTCCAGCCATTGAATGAAGGGCCGGTTGCCACCCAGAAAATTGAAGTCTGTGAAGGCCTGGCCGTCGATGGTGACGGTCGGCACGTCTTCATCAGCCACCGGCCCGATGGGCAGGATCAACCCGAACTCTTGCCCAGGTTTGAAGATCGTCACGCGGATCGTCTGCGTCAGCAGCGCGATCTGGGCAAACTGCTCGATTTCCGCCGCAGCCGTGTGGCCGATGTTTGTGATTGCCGCATCGTCACCGGCACCATCTACGCGGATATGGTTTTTGAGGTCTTCGAGGACGAAAGGCAGCGCGGTGCCAATCGCTGTGCGGTCTACGAGCATTTTCATGCGGCAATCTCCATTTCTGAAATGTGATTGCGGAACGCCATCTGCTCCTGGAACGGCAGCGCCTCGTAAGCGGCCAGCGCATAGGCTTTGCACTCGTCCAGAGAGGCGCAGGACGCCCACGAGCGCGCGTCTTTCATCGGGTTCAGGAAGGAGGGCATCGGCGCATCACGCAACTGCAGGTGCAACTTGATGCCAGCGCTGTCGCGCAGGTTGGTGATACTGGTCACCGCGCGGGGACGTTTAAGCGCAAACACCTCGAGAAAGCGCGCGCCGACCCAGTCCAGATCGGGGCGCAACTTGCGCAAGGTGGCCCCCACGTGGGTGATATGACCCGTGCGATTGGTCATCACATACATCGGACACAAAACATCAAGCACCGCAGGCATGTCGTGTGCGCCGGTCAT